TTTTGTATTCAGCATCTCCGTAACTCTTTGTATTAGTTTGTCAATATCTTTTTTTCTCATGTCCATTTTAATGTGAACCAAGTTGCATGTGCTTCTTCGTAAAATACGAAAACTGTATGCTCCGGTGCAACGAAATCTCCACTCCAATCTTGATACTTTGCTTGATTATATTGAAAATCAAAATCTTTGTGTTGTATCATTCCAGCATCACGCATCTCTTTGACTATCTCAATAATCTCAGAGGGTTTTTTGTATTGTAATACAATTTCTATCAACTCCACCTCAACATAAACATGATCAATTCCGTTTCACTTGTAAACTCAATTACAGACCCTTGAAAAGCAGATTTACCCTTAGATAAATTATCATCACACCAGTCTTTTAACTCAGCCTCCTGGTGCATCCAATACAAAAAATCTGTTAGTATAATGTAACCACTACCATCGTTTAATGCACCATGGCTTATTACATAAGTTTCCATTTACCATTTCAATTCTTGTAGCAGGTCTTTTACTTCTTTTACGTCACTTTCTTGTTTGGAAAACTTTACTGCCCATTGAATAGGATTTATATAATCGTAAATCATTTTAATTAAATCTTCTGGTAGCTCATCTAAAAACTTTTTACCACCGTCGCTTTGATATAATACCCATGGACTTATTTTACCATTTGTTATAACTTGACATATCTTGCTCTTGCTTCCATATCTTAATAAATCGTTTGGTTGTAAATTTTCTGTCTGTGCAAGTTCTAAACACATTTCAATACTACGTTGAACTGCATCAATTGGGTTTTCTGTTTTCAAGTAATCTATTAGATACTCAGTATAACTTTTGTCACTGATCCAATTATCTAACTTCACATTGTTTTTTACATAGTAGTCTACTAATCGTGTAACATTAACTGCGTTAATATCAACACAGTAGTTACCAAATTTTACAAATGCTGTATAGTACGCTGATTTAATGAATTCTTCATATGTCTTTTCTTTTTTAGCAGCACTATGTTTTTTATAAAATTGCACAAAACTTTGATATCCTATTTGATTGCCGCGGCGATCACGCTCTAACCAACGATGCTTATATTCACATATATGTTTTAGCATGGTACTTTCTCTTGCAAAACTACGTTTGCAAAATTCGCAGCCAAAATTAGTTTCCACAATCTTTTTCATATTCAATTATCTGTTCATCTGTAACAACTTCATTTAGTGCATCTATATCTGAAACTTTTAAGTTAGGAAAAAGTTGTGCTAATTTAAATTTTCTTTTTTGTATTCTTGTATATTCTTTACTTAACTCACTTAATATTTCTTTGTCAGTCTTTGGATATACTTTAGAAAAATAATCTTGAATATCTTTTGTCTTTGCTTCTTCAGTCAGTAATGTATAATTACGTTTAATGTGCGGTATCCATTTGTGAAATTGCTTTCCCATAAGTAATAACGTTGTAAATCAGGTATCCCCGACACTGCACTAAGCCAATGTAGCAACATGAATGGACTAAATCCTTTCTGTTGCTCCAAGGTCAATCGATCAAAAAACTCATAATCTTTTTTGTCTAATGCAGCTAGTGCATCAAACAATGGAAAGTCGATATCAGTAAACTTCTCGTCCGTACTTGTCTTTTGCTTATTCACTAGAATGCCTGTTTATAATCAACAATTTCACAGTTTCTACTAACCTCTTTGACAAAGTAAACACATCTGGGCTTTTCGGTATCTTCAATTGGTACACAAAGAAATTGCCCGTTCTTTAATCTCGGCGCATACCAAACTACATCATGATAAATGTCCATAACTTCTATGTCACAAAATGTGGGTTTAAAACTACTTAATGGATTAAATTCAAATGCTTTAAAGCCTCTATCATTAATGCTTGTTAATGGTAGTGTTTCTAAATCTCCCAATTCAGGTTCACCAATAAGTATTTGCCATTCAACTGGCATTTTGATAATTTTATTATCAATACGTAATACAAGTGCAGGGCTGTTAAAGCTTTCTAAAAAAATCAAAGGTATATAATGATAATCAACGTTTGCTGGATTACTATTATCTAAGATTGCGAATCTTAAATCGTCAATTTCTTCAGGTAACGTTTCTAAATTGTACACTGAATTGTCTAAGGTTAATATTTTCATATTTGCATTATATCACTTATAGTCTAACTTTTCTATACTAAACGGATAGTTAGCTTCCCGATAAAATTCTTTTCGCTTAGTTAAGTGTCGTTTACTAAATTTACATGAACTAGTTATGTCCCAAATTTGGACGAAATCTTTATCTTCAGCTTTTCGGATACCTCTACCAATCGATTGTATAACCCGAACGAAGCTTTTTCCAGGTTCAACAAGAACAAGATTAAAGATACGGGGTATATTAATACCCACAGCAGCCACACCGTAAGTCGCAACAGCAACTTTGTCATCACTCGTCGCAAAATCATCATATTCTTCTTTCCGTTCTGTTAGTTTTGTTTCACCACTTACAAATACTGCATTGGGTATTCTGTCAATGAGTTCTTTCCCTGCGTTAACTCTATCTACAAGTACTAAAGTATTTCCCGTTTCTTTAATGTTTAATACTAATTGTGCAATTGTATCAAGCCTTTTTTGATCCTCAAGTAAATGTTTTAATTCACTTTGATAATTACTGAACTCTACGTGATCTTGTAATTGAATAACATTGACATGGCAGTTCGCAAGCACACCTCGATCTTGTAATTCGCTTGCTGCAAGTTTGTTTATAACAGGACCAATACTAACAAATAACGATTGACTACTAAACAATTCTTTGGGTATAGTTCCTGTAAGTCCCCAACGAATTGGAACGTTAGCAAACAAGCCTGTCAACATAGTTTTAAGTACATCTGCTTTCGCTTGATGTACCTCATCAATAATAATGCATATTAAATCTTCCATAAAGGTTTGAAGTTTTTCTGCATTATCTGTATCATCTTTATTTTTAATGAGATAATTTAAACTTTGCCAAGTACAAATCGTATGAGTGTGTCCTAGTTCTTTTCTATCACCAAAGTAAACTCCTACATCTAAACCTAAATTTATATAATCTGCTTCAGTTTGAACTACTAAACTTTTATTAGGAACAATTACAATACTTCTACCATATTGTTCTACGCTGTGACTTAGTGCAGCCGTCATAATTGTTTTGCCTGCACCAGTAGCTACTTCTTGCATACACTGCGGATTAGCTAAAAAATTATTTATAATTTCAATTTGATAGTCACGTAACAGTATTGGTTGACCTTCTATAGTATGACCTTTTGGCCATGCCTTATGTGCAAATGTATCCTCGGACACTTGAGCAAAATTAAATGAATGGCTAACCTCACGTAAATCATTTAATTCTATATCATACCCTGCACTGTCTAAGTATGGGATAATTTTATCAAGTAAATTTATAAACGTACTTCCACCCAAACTAAAGTAACTTACTTTGCCGTTCCATCGTCCAAGTTTTACAGCAGGAAGGTACCTAGCTCCAGGTACCTCATACTCAAACATTTTCATAAGTGACTTTCGTTCAGTTAACTCAAGCCCCTCTATCTTGCAATTTACTTCATCTTTAATTATTATTTTACATGGTTTCATTTAATGTCGATTGGGTTAGAATTTACTAAATTTATTATTTTGCCTGCATAGAAACATCCTGCCCCTGAGAAACTATATGCAGACATTGATTTTAAAATAACAGGCATGTTGTATGATCTTACGGACAAAGTAATTTTACGCATATTAGTAGATTGTACAGGAAAATCTACATATTGTGCAAGTGTTTTGTGATAAGTCTCTGATTCGGAAGTTGAATGTATTGAGGCATGTAATGCGTAATCACAATTTATTTTCTTAAGTTTATCTGCTATCCCTGCTATGTCTGAAACCTCATGAATATTTTGTCTATTAATTGCAAATATCAAATCATCTATTGAATAGATTGTTAATAATTCTTTTTTTAAACTATCGCTGATTGTAATGCCATATGAACACAATAATGCCAAAGTGCTTAAATCAGTATCTAATACAATATGATTTGTAGCTGAATCTAATGATTCATTCAAATTAAAAATATATAGATTTCCATTACATCTAGTTAATGTTGGGTTCCAACAACTGTATTCATCATGTATAGAAATTTCGTTTATTATTTGGTGTACATTTTCACAAAACTTTATATCCTGATAATGTTTCATTACACAGTTAAGTATTACTTTTAACTTATGTAAACCAAACTCTGTATTGTAATACCTTTTTTCTCTATTCCATATCATTACTGACTGGTCTCTAAACTCCTGAACAAAGGCTTGTTTGAATGGACACCGTAAAATTAATTCATTGCCTTCTATGCTTATTTGTGCATGAGTAAAATCAGGACTACTTTGTACAACTTTGAGTGTCCAAGGCAGTTCAGATAAATGGTCAGCGTCATATTGGTGTGAAGATAATTGCTTTTTATATTTTTTCACCACTTTAGTAAACAATGCCGCTTGATTACTTGTTATAGCCTTTCTGGGCAGTACATTATTCAACTGTAAATTATAAAAAAATTTTTGGTCGTACCTAGACAAGCTTACATGATTAAGCATTAAATCCAAAACTTCTTCCGCATTCAACAGTCTATTCATAACTTAATTTTAAACTAATATGTAAAATAATTCGACGCAAATGGCTAATGGGAGCTTTCGCTCCCATTGCCTAGTT